TATAAAGAGGATGTCCTCAAGCAGTTTGCAGAGGAGCAAGCAGCTTCTCCTGCGGTTTGTAAAAATATATTCCCTAAAATTCCAAAGTACGGTAAGTTAAACATTAAAGAGGTGAAAGATGCAGAATTCTTCTTCAGTTGATGTAGCTAATGTCGATGTTAAAAAGGTAGCACAAGGCATGATGAGAGTAGTAGACAGTTTAGATAGTTTTACCAAGGCTGAGAAGTATGCTATACTCTCAGCAGTGTTCAATTGTTTATACTTAAATAAAATGATGAAAGAAAGGAGTATTAGTGACGTTATGGAAATGATAGGTAAGATGAGGAGGGACTGTAAATTTAAAAAGGTCCCTGAGTTTGGTGGAGCAGAAAAATATATAATAGGAGAATTATAAAAATGGCTACTAAATTACCAATGAACGTAACACCAGTAGGAACAGCAGCATGGCCTTGGTTGAATACTCCAGATGTTAGGTATGATGCTGATGGAGTATACCAAGTTAAAATGATTTTTAACAAGAAGGATGTTAAGGGAATTCAAGCTATAGTAGATCCCTTGATGGACGGTGGGAAGCATAACCCTGTTAAACCGGAACTGGATGATCAGGATAAACCTACAGGTAACTTTGTAGTTAACTTTAAATTAAAAGCTAAAGTTAAAACTAAGAGTGGTGATACTTTTACTCAGAAACCTATACTCTTGGATACTGCTGGTAATCGTGTATTGAACCAAGTGGGAGCTGGTAGTAAGTTGAAGATAGCATATCAGGCTGTTCCTTTTAATCAAGGAGCTGGCGGTGTTACCATGCGTATGCAGAAAGTACGAATTATGGACTTGGTTGAGTACGCTAAGAAAGATGATGTCGATTGGGGTAAAGATGAAGGCAGCTTTGTGGGAACAACAGCAGAAGCTTCTGAGGATACCGATGAAGATAATGAGGACTTCTAAAATGCCAGATGCTGAATTTTGTAGAAACATGGACCAAGAAATGATAGCTAATCGAATTCGTAGTTTAAAAAATGATGAGCTATCAGCTTTGTTTGTAAACGTAAGAGTCATGATAGATTGTGGACACTTTCCACATGAAGCCTTTCATGAGGTCAGGGCTGTATATGAGCTATTGCTTAATCTAAAGGTTGGTGTTAAAGAAAATGAGACGTTCAACTAAAAGACAAAGGTACAGGGGTATACAAGAGGGCTACAGAAGTGGCTTAGAAGAACGCATAGCCAGCCAGTTAAAGGCTTCTGGTGTAGCTTACTCTTACGAGAAGGAAAGACTCAAGTATATCCCTGTACCTAAGCATTATACACCTGACTTTATCTTAGTGGGAAAAGATAAGAAGATCTATATCGAAACCAAGGGTAGGTTCTTGGCTAAAGATAGAACTAAACATATCTTAGTTCAAGAACAATACCCTGATATGGATTTAAGATTTATTTTTTCTAATTCCAGGCAGAAGTTATATAAGGGTTCATCTACCACTTACGGTAGATGGTGTGAAAAGCATGGATTTATCTATGCGGAAAGGAGTGTGCCTGATATATGGTTGAACGAACTCAAGGAGTAACTCATGAACCCTGTCCAAAATGTGGTTCTAAAGATAATTTAGGGAGGTATCCAGATGGTCACGCGTATTGTTTCGGTGATGGCTGTTCTTATTATGAGTATGGTAATGATTCAGCTCCTATACAAGATATACCAAAATCCAACGGTGTTTTTAAACAGGGTGTTTACGAGTCCCTTAGTAAACGTGGAATATCCGAAGAAACTTGCAGGTTTTTCAAGTATCAAGTAAATTACGATAACAATAAAAAGATTCATATTGCTCCTTATTTTGACAAGGACAATAAGCTCATAGCTCAACAGTTAAGAACTAAAGATAAAGACTTCCCGATCTTAGGGGAAACTAGAGATCTAGGTTTATGGGGAAAACAATGCTGGACTTCAGGCAAACGTATTGTCATAACAGAAGGGCAGATAGATACCTTATCTGTAGCTGAGGTTCAGCGTTGTCAGTACCCTGTAGTATCCATCCCAAATGGTGTAGGATCAGCTTGTAAAGCTATAGCTAAAGACTTGGAGTGGTTGTTAGGTAGTTTTGAAGAAATAATCATAATGTTTGACAATGACTCTCAAGGAAACAATGCAGCTCGTAAGGTAGCAGAGCTTTTCCCACCTGGAAAATGTAAGATAGCATCCCTACCACTTAAAGATCCTAATGAAATGCTCTTAGCTAATCGAGGATCTGATCTTATCAATGCTATGTTCAGAGCCTCAGTTTATAGACCGGATGGAATTATCGCTGGTGAGGATACTTGGGAGCTGGTAAACACTCCGATGCAAGCCGCTGATATGGAGTATCCTTGGCAGGGTCTTAATAACCTTACTTTAGGAGCTAGAAAAGGTGAACTCGTTACGTTTTGTGCAGGAACAGGAGCTGGAAAATCTACCGCTGTTAAGGAAATTGCATCATACTTTCTCTCAAAAGGAGAAACAATTGGTTATATTGCTCTTGAAGAATCTGTACGCCAAGCAGCCATTGACTTCATGTCGATTGAAGCCAATGAAATGCTTCACCTGAAGGATAATTTAGAGGAAAAATTTTTACGAGATATATGGGAAAAAACATTAAATACAGGGAGACTCTTTTTATATGATCACTGGGGAAGTATGGATGGGGATGTTCTCTCCAACCGCATTCGGTACTTGGCTAGGAGTTGTAATGTTTCTTGGATCATCGTTGATCATATTTCTATTATGGTTAGTGGTATCGAGAGTGGGGATGAAAGAAGACTGATAGATAACTTGATGACCAAGTTGAGATCCCTTGCAGAAGAAGTAAACATAGGGATCTTTATTGTATCTCACTTAAGAAAACCATCAGAGGGGAGAGGACATGAAGACGGCAGAAAAATATCACTTAATGATCTTAGGGGAAGTGGAAGTATCGCTCAACTTAGTGATTTCGTTGTTGGACTCGAAAGAAATCAACAAGAAGAAGGTGAAACTACTGTTAGAATCCTTAAAGCAAGATATAAAGGCAGTTCGACAGGGGTTGCAGCTCGTTTATACTACGACAGGGAAACAGGTAGGCTGAGAGAATGTGAATATATTGAAGAGGCATTTTAAATATGAATATAATATTTGATTTAGAAACTAATGGTTTACTTCCAGATGTCTCCAAGATCCACTGTTTAGCTATGACTATAGAGGGAGCACAAGCGTCTCAAGTGTTTGCTAATGAGGATGAGTATGATAATTTAGAACAAGCCTTAGAGATGATGTCTGATGCTGAAAGTTTGATAGGACATAATATATTAGGTTATGATCTACCAGTTCTAAAGAAACTCTTGGGGTGGGTCCCTAATAAAGAGACAAAGATAAGTGATACTCTCGTGGTGTCTCGATTAGCTTACTCTCACATGATGACCTTGGATGCCAAGAAGAAGCATACTCCTACTAAGCTCTATGGTTCTCATAGTTTAAAAGCTTGGGGCTATAGATTAGGGATGCTGAAGGGTGAATTCAACCATGAGGATACTGATTGGTCTACGTTCACCCACGAGATGGCAGAGTATTGTGCTAGGGATGTTGCTATTACTTCTACTCTTTTTGATCATCTATGTGAAGCTGAGTGCTCTGAGGAAGCTGTTAAGTTAGAGCATGAGTTCGCTTATGTTATCCAAAGGCAGATTGAGAATGGTTTTTCTTTTGATGTTAAGAAGGGACAGGAACTCTATGTAACCCTTCTCAAGCAACAGGAACAACTAGGGACTAAGCTAAAGAAACGCTTTGGTAGTTGGTATAGGGACTTGGGAAGCTTCACTCCTAAGAAGGATAACAAGGCTAAAGGTTATACTGCTGGTGAAAGTTTTAATAAGATAGAGAAAATAAAATTTAATCCTAACAGTAGAGATCATATAAGTTATAAACTTAAGAAGGACTATGATTGGAAACCTAAAGACTTTACTCCTAATGGTAAACCTAAAATTGATGAGACAATCTTAAGGTCTTTACCATATCCAGGTTGTGATGAACTGTTTAATCACTTCCTCCTGTCTAAAAGAATATCTCAACTGGCTGAGGGTGACAACGCTTGGCTGAAACTAGAGAGAGAAGGGAGAATCTTTGGGAATGTAAATACCAATGGAGCTATTACTGGTAGATGTACTCATTCTTTTCCTAACTTAGCTCAGGTCCCTGCTGTTTACAGTCCATTTGGTAAAGAGTGCAGGGAGTTATTCAAAGCTTCCAAAGATAAGGTCTTGGTTGGGTGTGATGCTGACGGCCTAGAGCTTAGAGCACTAGCAGGATACTTAAAGAAGTATGATGGTGGCAAGTATGCTACTGCTGCTGTTGAAGGGAATTCAAAAGAAGGGACTGACATTCATTCTATTAATCAAAAACTAGTAGGTTTAAAATCACGAGATACTGCCAAGACATTCTTCTACGCTTTTATATATGGAGCAGGAAATGAAAAGCTAGGTCAGATCTTAGGAACTAATATGCGCGGAGGTAAACAAGCTAGAATGAAGTTGTTGAATGGTGTTGATGGGTTACTTAAGTTAACTGAAGCCGTCAAGCAAGCTTACCGTAGGAGAGGACACCTTATAGGCTTGGACGGTAGAAGACTCCATGTACGTTCAGAACATTCTGCTTTAAATACCCTGCTTCAGAGTGCAGGGGCTATCTTAATGAAAACATCTCTGATTCTCTTGGATAAACGGTTGCAATTGTTAGGGTTAATACCTGGAGATGACTATGAGTTTGTAGCTAACATCCATGATGAATTTCAAATTGAATGCAAGGAGAAGTATGCCAAAAAATTTATCGGACCGGAAGCGGAACAAGCGATTACGAGAGCTGGAGACTACTATGAATTTGGATGCCCTCTTAGTGGAACGTCTAAAATTGGGAGAAATTGGGCTGAAACACATTGATACATTTGATAAACTTGGAAAACTATGTTTAGGGTTTCACAAATTTTTACTCTCTAAAAATCCTTTTGAGAGTAGAAAGAAGACAGGATATGATGCCTATAGATATCATGTAAGAATGTATATTTTAGCTTTATTAAGGAATTTCAGGTGTGAGAAATGTGAAAAAATAGAGTTAAAAAGATCTTTACATTTTCATCATATTAATCCTGAGACAAAAAGATTTAGGATTTCTAGGATAGGACGATATAATTTTATAATTGGATTAAAAGAATCATTGAAGTGTAAATATTTATGTGACGAATGTCACTACCAAGAACATTTAAAGATGGGAGATTACTATGGGTACTTTGAGACTATTGATAGATGGAGACATCCTTACATACAAAACCTGTTGGGCAGTACAGACAGTGGTTCATTGGGATGATGGGATTTTAACAACAGCTACTAATGTAGAGGAGTTAAAAGCTCAGGCCAAGACCATGATTGAATATTGGCAGGAGAAGTTAGGAGAAGGAAAAGAGTTTACTACTGTTATTTGTTTTTCAGATAGAGCAAATAATTTTAGACGAAAAATTTTTCCCGATTATAAGTTAAACCGAAAAGGTAGTCAGAAGCCTCTAGGGTATAATCATCTGGAGACTTATCTCAAAGAAAACTATTCTACCAAGACTCAGCCTATGTTAGAAGCTGATGATGTCTTGGGTATTCTTGCTACTGATGGAGAGTTTGACAGGAACATAATTATTTCTATCGATAAGGATATGCTTACGATTCCTTGTGAGTACTACAACATAGATTCAGAGGTCACTGAAGTTATTGATGAGAAGACTGCGGATCATATGTTTTTCTACCAGACTTTAACAGGAGATTCAGTAGATAATTACAAAGGGTGTCCAGGAATAGGACCGAAGAGAGCTACGGAACTCCTTCTAACTAAAGGAGTTAAGTGGCAGACGATTAAAGATGCTTATGAGAAAGCAGGGTTGACTGAAGATCATGCTTTAACTCAAGCTAGAGTTGCTAGAATTTTAAGAACTAAAGATTATAATTTTAACAAAGAGGAAATTAATTTATGGACTCCTTCAACAAAAATGTAAAGGTTTATAACATGATTAAAGAAAATGTATCTCCTGCTTATTATGCTAGGTATGATATAGAACCAATCAGTTTTATTATGAGGAATGGTATTCCTTATGCTGAGGGTAATGTGATAAAGTATGTATTAAGACATGACATGAAGGGTGGTGTAGAAGATATTGATAAAGCCATACGTTATTTAGAACTGATTAAAGAGGAGAGGTATAATGCAAAAAGTAAAAAAGTTTCATGAGAAAATGGAGTTGGCTATTGATCAGCCATTCAGTAAAGAACTCCTTGAATTTAGAATGAAGTTAATACTTGGAGAGGTGCAGGAGCTGGCTGAAGCTGGCTTTCAGTTGGAAGGAAACATAGATCAAGCGGAACTCTATGTATTAATGCAGGATTTCCTGAAAGAAATATGTGATGTGGTCTATGTTCTCAAAGGAACTGCTGTTTCTTTTGGACTGAATTTTGATAAGGCATACAACCTTGTACATAAATCTAACATGAGCAAGTATCCTTTTACCAAGTGTGAACATGGAAAAGTATTGAAAGGTAAAAATTATAAACCACCTGCCTTAGAGGAGTGTGTATGAATAGACCTTCTGTTAGAGCACAAGTTATCACGAGGAGAACTTACAGTAGACCTTTAGATGCTAAGGATGAAACCTATGAGACTTGGGAACAAACTATAGATAGAGTCATCGAGCATCAGAAGTGGCTATGGACTAGAGCTAAGGGTTGGAATGGAGATTATTTAATAGATGAGTTGGCAGAGTTAAGACAGCTCTTATTAGAGCGTAAGGTCATGGTATCAGGTAGAACCTTATGGTTAGGTGGAACTGATGTAGCTAAGAAGAGAGAAGCGAGTCAGTTTAATTGTGCTCATTTAAAAGTGGAGACGATACATGATGTTGTTGACTCTTTGTGGCTCTTGTTACAAGGGTGTGGAGTTGGGTTCACACCTGTTGTCGGAACACTATCAGGCTTTACCAAACCCATTGAAGAAGTTGAAGTTATCAGGAGTAAGCGTATTAAAAAGGGAGGACATGAAGGAAATAGAGAATCTTTCGATGCCAATACAGGGGTTTGGACAATTACAATTGGTGACTCCGCTGAAGCATGGGCAAAGAGTATCGGCAAGCTTCTGGCTTTCAAAGGGAAAGCTACAAAGCTCGTGCTCGATCTCACGCAGCTCAGACCTTCAGGACTACGACTCAGTGGGTATGGATGGATCAGCTCAGGGGATGGACCTATCTCTAAAGCGTACTCAGCTATCGTTCAGATTCTAAATAAGAAATCAGGTCAGCTCCTGTCTAAGATGGATATCTTGGATGTAATGAACTGGTTAGGTACTGTATTAAGTAGCAGGAGATCTGCTGAGATAGCCTTGGTATATCACAATACTCCTGAGTGGAAACAGTTTGCCAGAGCTAAGGATAACCTTAGAGATACTCCTCATCGTAGTCAATCTAATAACTCTATAGTCTTTTGGGAAGAACCTACTCATGAAGAAATCGAAGAAGTCTTTAAGATCATTCAAGAATCAGGTGGATCAGAACCTGGAATCATCAATGGAAAGGAAGCGCGCAGACGAGCACCTTGGTTCACCGGAGTCAACCCATG